ACGTATTTCCGTAATTCCAGCTATATATACTTGAGCTTTCTTCAACAAGCCCTAGTTCAATACTGCCATTCCCGCGCATTTTCCAAGAAATAATTCTAAAACTTTTATTATCAAATATAGCGCCTTCTGCACCGCTACTATCGCGGGTTAAACTTACATCAACCGTATCGTTTACCGCAAAAGCAAAAGCTTTTAAATTGCATACTAAATTAACAACTAAATTTTGCCTGTTACGTTCCACAAGCAATTTAGCAATTCGTTGCGCCCTTTGATTATTTTTAACATAATTAAGCTGTATATCTGAAAATAACTCTGTGCCATCTTCCGTAATATAAGTACTATCTTTATAAGGCGCAAAATCAACAACCGCATAACTATTTTCTGCGTCCATAAATGTACCACGAACACTATTTATTCTTGTTGATACACGACCGCCCGATTGTATATTTACACCACCAGCTAAAAATGTTTCGTTTAATGTATGGTTTCGAGATGCGGGAATTGCGGCACCTACCTGTAGTTGATATTTACCTTGGCTATATGGTAAAGAACCTACACAGCTTGAAAGCATACTTTCCATTATCTGCACTGGACTTTCACTTAATGTAGCAACACCATCACAAGTATATCTTTGTTGCGTATTGTTACTTGCATCTATTACAACAGTTCCCTCACAAGTATTAGCTTGTTCTTGGAAACGCGTATCGTCCATTTCAGTTTGTAATGCGCCAAGCCCATAATCGCTTGTTAGGAAATCTCGTATACATAAAGATGGGTTGTTACTGTATACCCAAGTATCACTGTCACCAAACCTATGCGTGCCACTACCACCATTTGTACTATCTAAACGAGGGTCGTAAACTTTTCTTCCACGCACAACCGCATTAATGTTTGGTATACTTGCAAGCTTTTCTTGATCATATTTTAAACGCAAATATACATATGCAATACCCCGTAATCTGTGTGCCGATGTCCATTCGCTTACATCATTTACTAAATCAATGTCAGCAACTTGTGTACTTGAACCTAAATGCTTCTTTATTCTTACTAAGTTTTCATATCTATTACCGCTTCCAGCATTAAATCGTTCAAGTCCGTTAGCATCAGTAGTGCCATCACTTGTAATATTTAAAACATCTTCGCCAAAATGTATTTCATCTATTGCCTGTATTTCGCCCTCGCCTAAAACTACTACGAGGTGTAAATAAATATTATCACTTCCACTTGTTGCCGCATATATTACAGGTCCACTTAATTTAGTATTTCCATAAATTAATCTTCTTGGGTGGTCTGTTCTAAAAGCTATCTTTGTTTGCCCGCCCATCGCAGAATCAGTCATACTGAAATCGGGCATGTTTTGTTCCATTGCTTTTGCCGCGGCATATGCAGAAGCCGCCGCAACAACAACATAAGTAGCAATTGTAACTAAAGTTGCCGCCGTACCCGATATTGCAAAATAGGCTACTATTTCTGCCGCTATAAATTCTGCCATTACGTGTTCCACCTTTTTTGAACATAACTAAATGGTAAACGCAATAAACCGTCTTTTTGCGCAACAACCATAGTGCCGTCATCTTGCATTACACCAAGTAATTCTTCTTCATCTTTGGTTTTAGTGCCAACTAAGTTTCCATGCCGTGTACGCGCAGTATTCTTTGAAGAAAAGCCATTTATAACGGCATACTTATCTATTAAATCCCATAAACTGCCCTTACCTTGTTTTTTAATAAGTTCCAGCCCACTTTTTTTATCTGTGTATTTTATTGTTTCGTTTTTTAAAAAATTTATGCCATACATTGCGCCAATAGCGCCTACACTAAAAATAACACAATCAAACTTACCCCATGCAAACTTTTTATTTTCGCATTTGGTTATATATGCACTTAATTTATCTTCCCAATCGGGTAATCTAGTTTGGGTCATTTCTACCCCAAAATATTTGTTTTTCTACGGCCTTTACGCAAAACTCTAAACCCTTATCACCAGTGTAAACATCTTGCTGATCTTCATTTGTATAACGGCCACGGCGGGTTCTTTCCCAATCGGCTAAACGGCTAATTACATTAATAGCAATAACAGCTTCTTCACCCATGCTCATATCCATACTTTCCATTCGGCCACGAAAAATAATTGTAGGGGTACCAACTAAACTGTCGTTGTTATCTAAGAACGCAACAAAAATAGTTGCTTGCCTGTTTTTAAATGTTTCGTTTAACGCCGCAGAAACCAAGCTTGTATCTATGCCAACTAATTGCAGTTTTATTGAAGATGCGCTTATATCAGTTTCTTCGCCTGTATCTGAAATAGCACCAAGTTTGCCGACACCTAAATATGTATTGCCATTATAAACTATATTTATTGCGCTTGTATTTGCGTAAAGTGTTCCACCACTAAACTCACACTCAACCAAATGTAGTGCCGTTACTTGTTCCTTTACGGTTTCTGCTTGTACTGCTGATGGTAAATTTCGTGTCATTAGGCAAAACTTTCTATGAAGTTTATAGAAATACTTGCTATTGTTGGTGGCCTTATATTCCAGCTATTTGCATCACTTTCCAGCCTAAATATACAACACGTATCAGCATTTGTTATACCATTACTTGCTACTAGCCTATAAGCTATTGGTGCATTATTTGCTGGACTTACTCTTATATTTGGTTTTATAGAAACACTTGCTTGGCCACTGCTGTTAGATGAAGCGTTTGCAGTTATTAATTTTAATTCCCTACCGCTACTTGTATCAAACGCAATATAATCTCCCGCTAAAAACAGATTACTTGTGCTTGCTGGCAAACCATCAACATTTATTGTACTACCTGTTTGCGATGCGCCATTTACTAGAACATTGTTTGTACTATTTTTCATAGCACCTTGGGGTTCTGCCGCCCCAAAATCCATAAAATAAAACCTACCATGCTGGCCTTCTAAATTAACTAAAAACGCCGCTAATTTACGCCAATTATCTTCAGTTAAATTATCAAAACTAGCTTTGCCATACCAACTAGCACCAGATAGCCTTAATGTTTGTGTGCTTGCTGTTAGTGGGCTTTTAAACGTTTGTGTATTACTTCTCAAACCAAACTCTAATGAACTAGGTATTATACCGCTAGGAAAGGTGTCTGGCATTATCTTCTCCCTGTAGCTTTGGCATATCTACCGCCACTTTCTATTGCACCAAAAACAGATGAAAACGCTTCGTTTTTAATTTGTTCAGCCGTTGCGCGTAACCTAAGTTCAACACTGGCATCTGCATTACTAAAATCGTAATTATTTACAACTGTTATATTACCGCCGCCCATTTCGTTGTTTGCCAATAAATGCCCGCCTGTACGCGGTACAAACATTTCGGGTCCTCTTTCGCCAACCAAATACCCTTTGCCCCGCATCATATCGCCGCCACCAGCACTTGCACCACCTAAGTTTAAACCATCTAAAAATGGTATGCCCGAACCAGATGCCGTAGCCGCCGTTAAAGCCCGCATTAAATAAATTCTGGAAATAATTTTTGTAATATCTACTAAAATAGTTCGTGCAAAGTCTTTAAAATTTACCTTACCTGTTTTAACGAAATTTTCTATGGCGTTATCCATGGCACCAAATGCACTGACAACAAGTGTCTTGCCTACTTCTGAAAAGTCTTTGGCTGATTTCCCAATTTGTTGAAAGCCAGATTTTAATCCTTCTTTAAATTTTTCAAAATCACTTATTGTTGCCGTAATTGGCGCTGTGCCACCCGCGGCTGATGCGTTACTTGCAACTGATGCATTTATATTTGCAATATTTTTGGCTAAACTTTCTGCAAAGCTTCTCGCTGATTTTTCAAAACTTCCTTGTCCTACTTGTCGAGAACCTAAATTATCGCCTGTAACCTTTTTCATGTTACCGCTTTCGATTCCAAGCTTACTAAGCAAGCTTTCCATTAGACTGCCCATACCAGCGCGCGCGCCTACTTTTCCATCTTCGAAATCTTGACCCTGTTGTTGTAATTGATCAGCAGTGTTACCAAGCATTTTTTGTATTCTTTCGGGCAATGCCCTTACAATAGCCGCTTGTGCGTAATACAATTGTGCAAATATGTTATCTATTATACCACCAGCAAGAGCAACTAATATACCGCC